CACAAGGAAGCTTATCTGGTCACCCAGTTTAAGCCTGCTGTCGTTGTTCGGCATTCGGCAAGACCAGGACTGTCCCAAGGGACGTCCTAGGTTACCTAAACACCGTCGCGGAGCCAAACCCGTTCCCTGTCTTGGGATCGGGCCGGTCGCGATGAAACGACGGTTTATATGTTTGAAAGATCGTAGTGATTCCGTGGAGGCTGTTTATAATCGCCTGTGCACGAAGAAAGGAAGATATTCTCTCAAGATCGCTAACGAATGTTTTAGGTCCGTGATCGCTTCGCTTATTGCTGCGATTGGTCACCCTATTCGTTTGAATATGCGGTCTCGAAAGGACAGACGAGCCAGGTTCGCCCTGGACTCCTTTGCCTGGTGGGTTCTCAAGACGACTGCCTCATGCGGCCACAAGCCAGTGGTCGAACGAGTCAAGTCTTGGTCCCAGACGGCTCGCCGGTGGGCCCTTCTGTCTGCCCGAGGACGGAGATTTAAGTCTCTGTCCCTCCCTTATTTGGGAGGCCTTCTCGATTCGAAATGTTTCGAGCGGCTTAGGTATACTGATGGGCTTCTGCAGTTTTCTTACTGCGGAAGGTCCTTACCGGTGGCTGATCAAGCCAAGTGTCTGTCTGATCTTCGTGCTATGCGAGATCGGCTGGCTTCGCAAGGCGAAACCCCACAAGAGTACTTGGACTTTGTTAAGACCTGGACCGAAAATTGGACTTTCCAGCACCTTCCCCGGAGAGGGATGGTACCGGTTCCATTATCGGCCGGGTCGACTAACAGTTCGACTCGTGCTTGTGGGGGGCGTGCGGCAGATGTTACCCAGATATATGGGATACTGGCCCCGTGCGCCGACCCGCGTTGTGATGACAGGCGAGCTCAGTCTCACACGCTGTTTCCGGGCTCTCTGCAAGAGGGAGCTTTGCCACGTGATATCCCTAGGTCCCTTTGGGAACCTGTATGGGGCGCTTACGCGTTCGCGGAGAACGCAATTCGCGAGGAGCTGGCGAAACCTGACTTGCCCTTTCATAAGGCCGTTTCTGTTCCTGAGCGCGGGTGGAAGACCCGCGGAGTCAGTAAGAACGACCCTGAGTTGGTGGCAGCAGTCGAGGTTTGCCGTAGTCTCGTCTTTTCTTCATTGCGAAAAGACAAGCGAATTGGTAAGGCCCTTGAAGGGGATGTTATGGCTGCTCTCTTGTCCATGGCAGATGAGGATGTTGTGCCTCTACCTGCTGTCGGGCTTGCGGCGGATATGTCGGTAGCTACCGACGGCTTGCATCATGATGCATATAAGACCGTCTGGGACGCTTACGCGAAAACCGCTAATTTGCCTCCCGATCTCCTGCACGTTGGCTTGCGCGCACTTGGTCCTCAACACGTTCTCTTCCCTTGGGGAGAGATTGTGGAAACTCAACGAGGTGCCCTGATGGGGCTGCCTTTGAGTTGGGCCATGATGTGCTTGCTTAACCTTTGTGCTTGGGATTATGGACGTACGAAAGCTCCGGATCCAGCGTCACGGAATATGAAGAAGCTTGCAGCCCCTGTTCGGATATTAGGGGACGATCTGGCTGGCATTTGCCATCCTCTTGTTGCCGATGGGTATGAAGAGCTAATCAAAGCGATTGGCGGTTCATTTAATCCTAAGGCGCACTTTCGTAGTGCTAGAGGTATGGTCTTTGCCGAACGTTGTTGCACTTTGGAACACGTTATTGTTCCAGTGCGCCAGATGATCTCCCCTCCCGATCCTCCGTCCTTTGTCTGTAAGGATGCTGATTGGCCCCCGCTAGGGGGGGCGTCGCATACGCCAGTGATCAAGAAGGCCTTCTTTAAAGAGGCTCTTCTTAAGCCCCGTGATTTGTCTACTGTCGGCCTCCCCATGGAGTGGGCCCGGAGATTATATTCCCGACCCAACTCTGTTCGGTTGGTCGTCGTAGATGACACAGGTGCTGTAGGTTACGGCGTTGCGAAGAATCTTCGCTCCTCACGTGGCAAGGACAAAGTTGTGCGCAAGGTTGCGCAGGTTGGCTTAAAGATTGGGTCTCCTTATGAGACTTTCGCCATCCGGGGTCTAGTTGCCCCGAGGTCCTCTTCGGACTGGGCTCCTTGGTGGAGCACCTTTGGCGATGCCCAATTTTCTGCCTTAAGATCTGCCCCTAATCGAGCTAAAGCTATATTGGCTGTGTCTTCTTACACAGCCCCCGCTTTGTTGCGGGATGCTCGTCGGGGTGCGATCCCAATGTACCTGCCGCGCATCTTTGGAGGTCTCGGATATCTTCATCCGAAAGGGCTGCAGCTTCTTGCTAAATCGGCCGCATCAACATCTGTCCGGGTTTCGCTAGCCGTAATGCTCTTTGGTCTCAAGTTGGGAGAAAGTCCCCCACGAGTTCCCAAGTCTGCATATACGTGGCTACTACCCGGGCAGTGGCGTTCGTTGGCGGAGGAGACTGCTGAGGATGTCATTGATAATGACTTCATCATCACTCCAATGCCGGTGGGTGGACTACCTAAGGATATTGAGGGCTTTGCGCCTGGAACAACTCCTGTGGCTCTTTATGAGCTTCACGAGGATCTGATCCAGTATTATAGTCGTCAGTTTACTCTGTCTTTTGGACTAGAGATGGCGACAAAGCTGAAACCCTCTTATGCAAAGGTCGTCAAACACCTCTATCGCTGTTACGGTGATTTGAGGGTCCGTGGGCAGTCTGCTCTACAACCTGTAGGCGGACGTGGAAAACGTTCCACTAGCTCCACTGATAAGGCTCCATTGACCTTATCGGACCTCATTAACCGTTACAACGACAACGAACGATGTTTCGCGGCTCAATTAGCTGATCTTTCAAACATTATGTTTAGTCACCGCGCGATTGTTCGCGCAGTGGGTTGGCCGGACCTATTAGGGACCGATCCACCTAGATCTGTAGTAACTCCTCGTCGCAGTTTTGTGAAGAAGGTTAAGCGCATGAG